GGCCACGGGCCCCAACACACTGAAACACGTCCGGCCGATCGCCTCACATTCCCCCGCGGTCATGCTGCGGGTGCACGGCAGAACGACACGGAAACGCGGGGACGGGAAAGACGACGACGCCGTCTCCCACACAATACCGGCAAGATTCGCCGCACGCATACGATCCCCGACAAAATCTTTCCGCGACCCATGATCCGCATCCAAAACGATAGCCGACCGGGACACGAAATTTCTCTTCTGCCGCCTACCCCCCGAAAGAATGCCAGCAAAAAACGCGGGAGCGTCATACTTCTCACACCTCGAGGGCGCCTCGCACAGAGCAGCAAAATCGCTCAGGTTTACGCGAGTGGCACGCCACCCTGCGATGGAGCGAACATTGCCCGCTACCATCACAGGGAAACGCGCCCCGAAAACATCACTCACTGTACGACGGTTCCGCTATCTGATCCCGCAGAATCGCCTCCACGAGATCATTATCCACAATAGTCCCTTCCGTCCGGAACTTCACGCCCCGACGAAGAATATACTGTCGATACTCCTCAACACTCCTCGGCGACAGATTTTTCGCCTCCAAAACCTGATAAAGGCGCGTCTCGGTCGGCGGATTACTACTGAAATCATCCACCATACGCGTCAAATCCGGGACAAAAACATAGTCGATCATTTTCAGCGCGTCGGGCAGCCAGAAATTGGAGGCCAGGCTGAAAGCTTTCCACACAGCGGACGATGACACGCTCATCTGCTGCTCGAAAAGAGACAGAATAGCGGCAACGCGCATAATATGATTCCCCATACGGTCAATGACCGCCTGCACCGCCCGCTGGAAAGGCGACTCGCGGGCCGCCTCCCTGCCCCAGGCCCGCATAGTTTCTACCCAAACATTCCGGGCAGACTCAGTCACAGTCATAGTCATTGGCGTATTGACAGGCCAAAACTCGGTAGCACAAGTGACAGTACCACGAAATTCGTGCTGCATCATACCCAGCATCGTTGAAATGCGCTCGGAAGCATGCTCAACAAAACCATCGCCACCATGCGCGCCCCGGCCATTGTTGGTGACCCATCCGAAAGACGACGGATCAGACTGACGGTCCTCCTCATCCAACGCGAACAGAATGCGCGGACCCCACCCCGTCTCGAACAAAGATTGCGACATGTTATCGACTACGTCGCCGAGAATCCCGGTGCCGCAGAAAGCAAGAGAATGAGGAACTCTCTCGCTGTCTGCCCGCTTGACACCATCGTCGCCGACACGCACGGACTCGACAGTCCTGCCCGAGTAGACGTCGGTCAGGAATCCGATGAGCCCGCTACGATACCCCTCCCCCTGTGACGCGGAGTACATGTTCTGCAGTTCGTCTACGAACATGATAGACGCCCCGCCGGGCCGTTGCGCCATCCGCAAATTCAGGCCTTCGGCAGTCACGTTCGACCCGAACAGGACATTCGCCATAAGAGACCGCTCGTACGGGCTATTGCCGATAGTGTTCAGCAAATCCTTACGATCAGCCTCGAGCTCGGTGATGCGATTATTGATATCGTCCCGTTCCGTTCGGTACTCGTCAATGTCGATACGCCCGCTCTTCTTTTCCAGTGATTCCAGGCGACGGTGCAGCATGTGGAGTGCTGAATCCACCTCCTGCACGGCCGCCAAAGGCTGAGACGAATCCCACCTGAACGCGTCCACGCAATCATCGAAAAACCCGCGCACCAAAGACTGTGCCGTCGTCTTCCTCGACAAGGTAGACGCACCCAGACAATGCGAGTACAAAGTCAACGGCACCATGTTCTGTGCGCTCGCAGACAAATGAGTCCTCGCAGACAACGGCGCGGACACCATCGTCAGAAAAGTCGTCCACAGGAAACGGGGCGGCGTCTCCGGAGATTTGGACTGCAAATAGTCAATAACCCGGTCAGCGAACCAATCATAGTGCACACCCCCATCAGGGAACGCGAACTCATAATCCGCAATCCTCTCAACACTCAATTGTTCTCCACCCCCACGTCAGCGAGAAAACTACTGAAAGCATCAAGAATTTCATCGCCCTCGAAAGTGTAACCGACGTCGAAAATAGGTCCCAAGTAACGGTCCGCCTGTTCGAAAATTGTCGCCTTGTAACCACGCACAGTGTCCGCTTCGAAAATAAACCGGTGCCCCAATGACGCGACGACAATGTGGATGCTGTTGTTCCAGGCGCTTACTTCCAGGCCGAGCGAATCATTCCCGCCCTTGCTGGCGTAATTCTTGCACACCTCAGTGACATGCTTCAGAAATTCCCAATCGAATAGCTTGATCATTTGTCCTCCCACAGTTTTGTCTTGATTTCGCCGAGCAGCTCCTGAAGCTCCCATGCCCCTTTTCCTCTCTCTACCGTTGTTATTGTTTTGTTCGTGTCGCGATCTCGAATACTCACCGAATACTCGTCCCCCACAATGTTGAGAGTGCACCCGTACCGTTTCCCGGCGACGTCCAAGTAGAGGATGGGCAGATCGCTGTCTTCCCGGGCATCCTCTCTAACGTCTAACAGGATGGACTCGCAATGCGAGTCATTGAGTATTTCCGCAACGAATTCAGTCACGATAGGACGCAGCTCACCGTCAATCATGACTCCTGTCTTTCCACCATGCCGGCCAGCTCCATGAAACGATTCACAGCATGAACGATAAGGTCCTGGTCGGCGTTGACACCATCCAAACGAATCTTATTTGACACCTGAACGATACGAACCCGCCAGTAGTCGTCTTTCGTGATAACAATCCTGAAGACGGTCCTATCGACAGGGTTCATGGCCATCGCCTTGAAGAGGACCCCGGAAAGACGGCCACCCTCATTGTTGCCCTGCAAAGCGATAATCGAACACTGGGGCCACTGGGTGAAAACACCACAACAATTGGCAAGAAAAGCGAACACCGCCCTATCAATGCTGAAGTTACTCATTTGCCGGCCGCCTTACCACGGTTCGCCGCGACAATCAAAGCGCGGTGGACGAACTCACCGACACTCTCCAGAGGAATTGCGACGCTCTTCCGCTTAATGGACCTTGCCCTCACCGTGTCGCCGGCGACCACGATACGGCAAGTGCTACCGATAGTGATGATGCCGCCGTCGTAAATTCTGCGGGCAGGCGCATGCACCCTGAACTCGTGGCGGCGCCCGTCGCCATTCCACTCACGGACCGCCTGAGCGATAACCCTTCCGAAAACTGTAACCATAATAATTCTCTCCTCCTAAATACTGTGATGGATACTACTACTTACCGTTGAAAGGGCGTAGGAGTTAGATGTCGGAGCCGATCACCTCCTCCGCTGGCACGCCCACCAAATCACACAAATCAACCAAACTATCCCTAGCGTCGAACAAGGCAAGCTCCCAGGTCTGCGAACCTTTCTCGTTGTTCCGCATTTCTTCCAGACAAAGAATGAAATCGTACGCCAGACGGGCACTCTCCTCTTTCCTCTCCTGGCGCTTGACGTGTTTTTGAATCCACCTGGCCGCAACGGCCGTGTTCTCACCCTTGGTATAAACCTTCCGCCACCAAGCATCAGCCGTCGTCTCTTTCGCACTGAAACACCAAACCGTCGGCCTACCATTATCAAACACATACGTTTCAATAATCCCAGCCTTAGTATCCCAGATCATGACGGTAAAGCCAGCATCATCGTAATGGCAGGAAGTGGCGGCCGGCATATTCTCCCGAATAAACCCCATCTCAGTATCCCGGTCAGTTACCCCCTCACTGTTAGGGCCATCATATTCAAACCAAAGCACTGTTCTCTTCCTCTCTTTCTTGGAATTGCGGTGGTGTTAGACGATCCTGCTGTCAGGAATCTCCCGGATTCGAGCACAAAATTCACCCCACGCCTCATTCACGGCGTCCGATCGATCGGGGGAATCCAACCTGCTAGGGGCAAGCTCGACACCATTCCTGCCCGCACCCACAATAATCTGCCCAATAATCTCACCACCGTAATAGGCGACCATAAGAGAATCCCCCGCCATTGCAAGAGAGACACCACAAGTGGCCGCCTCTGAAGCGAGACCCTCCATAACCGAGGCGCCCACAACAAGACGATCGAACATCTCCTGCACCCTACCCGCAACACTCTCAGTACGGGTCATACCAACATTGGCCTCCCAGTTGAGGGTCTCAATATTGTCCACGGTCAACGCGGCCTCACCAGAAACGAACGTCATCTCACCCATCGGCTTCGTGTAAATGTGGAATCGCGAAGAGTGCGTGAGCGGCTTGACCGGCTTGCGCCCAATAGCGTCACCCAAGGGAGTGCGGGAATGCTCAATAACAGGATCATTAGTGAGGTCATCCACAAAGTGGTCCCAGATGGGCCCCTTCGACACGTCCTCACCCGAAAACTCATCAATGTCCAGCTCGACGCCACTCCTCCTCATAGCGGCCATCATTGTGCCAATCGTCGCCCCGCCAGACGACACCACCAAAGTCGAAAACTCGTCCTTGTCAACATGAAGACCATGCTCGTCGGCCAGGGTAAGAATACGGTCATAAATTTTCGCCACAGCCACCATGGAAGCTAGCCCCTCATTAACAGGGCGACGGTCGTCCGGAAAATCGGGGAAATAGGCGGGTACGAGACGGTCGGACAGAAGAATGTCTTCCATATCCATTATCTGCGTTGTGCCATCCAACCAAATGCCCCGCGACCAATTCGTGACGTCAATGGTGAAATGCGCATCGTAAAACACGGTGTGCTCCTTCTCTTCCTTCGTGTTTGTGTTGTTCGGAATTGCGGGGGGGGTTACCGTACCCCCAGCGTCCCCCACAGAACCCACATGGCCGCCACGACACTAAGCGTCCCGACAACGGCGAGGCACGATGCGGTCAGGTAGATGATGGCGGCCAGGATGATTTCGCTGCTCCGCCTCAAGGGACGGCGGGTCGCAACATTGGTGCGCCTCGGTGCCGCGTGCCTCAAAGTCATGGTCTCTTCCCTTTCTCCGCGATGGTCTTGGTTGTGTTGCGGGGCGCCTGCCCTGCCCTATCGGGCTGTTGCTTTGCTCCCGATGCCCTTAACTCTAGAGCTCCGACAGGCAGCCTGTCCACCCCACCTGGGTGAGACGCCCATCACACTCCAGTGTGTTGGTTCCGACACGTCGACCCGTCACCCCCGGAACACCACGAAGGGCGGATGGGTAATGGACTACATGCGGTCTAGTGTCATGCTGCCTCAGATGACGTCAATGCCATTCTCTTCCAGCACACTCCCAACCTCCTCAACATTCTCCGGATCCACGCCAGCAACGCTGATGCCACAGTAGATCTCGCCGTCACTGTGCTCAAGAATTTCAAGTTCAAGCGAGACGCGGTTCAAACCAAAAACGATTTCCCTGCCCAATAGTGCGACGGGCCGCACGTCCACATATCCGACAGTACGGAGAATGTCGAGGGCGCGGATCATCATGTCAGCGCCGCGTGCGACATTGGCGAGCAGTGTCGTCAAATGTTCGGAAGTCTCTTCTTTGTCAGCGACGCTCACCGTATAGTTTGTGCCATCCATGTGCTCGATCATAATTGCGAACCGTGCCGGGACGTCGTTCGACGGCTTCGTAGCTCTGCGCACGTCCACGTGTCGGATAAGCATTCCCTCGTCTAGCTTATTGCTCATTTATGTTCCGTCCTCTCTTTCTTCGTGCACCGATCTTCGGTGGCGTGTCTACAGTAGAAGGGCGGGGGGGGTGCCGTCAACACCCCGTGCATGTGACTTGTGTCCCAGTGGGATGTAGGGGCTTCTGCGCCAACGGGCTTGCGCTGCCGCCCTGACCGTGTCATCATGTGGGCATGGATACCTCAACTACTCCGACCATCTCACCCACCCTCGAGGCCGAAACCCGGGCAGCTCTCATGCTCCGCTACGTCGAGGACCACGAGGACGTCGCCTACCAGTACGCGCACGCGCTGGTGACCTTCTTCACCGTCGATCTGGACATTCCGGAGGCTCTCCAGCTGATACGCGACATCGTCACCGAGTCCACGAACGACATCAGGGAGTTCGAGGGGGAGGAGACAGCGAGCCGGATTGACGTTGCGCTGCGACGGCTGATCGACCGTGTCGAAGTCGAGCTGAACGACTGAGCCGCCCACCCTCACAATATGACAGAGAACATGCCCTCGGGGCCTTGCGCTAGCCAGGACCCGGGGGCATTCTTATACCAACGGAACAACTCAACCGACCAGGGAGGAAAGGAAAAATGAACGCCGCCATCCACCGCACTGAAGGCCCAGCCCTCGAGACCATCGAACTCGAAGTCATCTACCGGATTCACGCCCCCCGCACCGGCGAGCCCTGGACCCTCTACGAGACGGGTGACGACTGCGGCGTCGACTCCATTGAGCCGCTGGACGTCCCCGACGGATGGGACGACGCCTACGAGTACACGATGACCGACGAAGCCATTTGGCCTCGCCTCACCCGCCTCGCCATGGACGCCTACCTTGCCCGCGCCATCCTCGAGGTCGCCTTCGTCCCCGCCGACGATGAGGGGACGCCCACCGGCTCGCGCGCTCTGCTGTACCGCTTCACCTGGCCCTACTGACTCGACTGGCCTGAGGACAACGAGGCCCCACCTTCTACGAGGAGGTGGGGCCTCAGTGCGTCTTAAATGGTTGAAGGGCGGTGCGCGATGGTGTGTGGTGTCGGCCACCACGGCATACTGATCTCTCACAGTTTCCGTTAACCTTTCGTTTACTTTTGTTTACTTCCCGTTCACTTTCTACGCATGTGGGTTGTTTGCTAGCAACCGGGGTTCTAGGAACAAAACACCCGTTTGTGTTGCTACAATGTTGGTGCGTGTCGTCACACTTTCTGCCCTTGTAGCAAAGGATTGTGTAGGAGTGTTTCGCGTGATTGCAACGTTTAGTCCTCGTTTTAAGTTGTTTGTTGGCAGTGTTTGTTGCGGTGACTTTGGTCCCGTATGCTACACTCGAGTAGACGAATCGTCGAAGACGATCGGCGGCGTAGCCGCTGAGGAGCCCTAGCGACGCAAGCGAGCGTCAACGCCGCCGGGTGTTTTCGAAGAGCTCGCCACTGTGTTGGGCCCAACCTATACTCTTAAAAGAGTACTAGAATTAGACAGTGTCTAACACGGCTAGACGGTGTCTATTTTTGTTAGACAGTGTCTAATTAGGGAACGTGTGTTATGACGTAATTAATGTTCAATGGTGAACATGGTGATCGTTAACAACGAACAGCGTGTGGTGGATGCAACAGACACTGCGTTGTAATGAAATGCACACACCACATTAAGTAGACGAACCCAGAACACACAAGGCGGATGCGTGTTACGTGCGTGCTCGCAGGGCTGCGCGCGCACTACACGCACCCGCCACATCACAAAAGCAAAAGAGAAGAAAGGCGAGGAACGAAGAAGAAAAACGAAGAAGAGAAAGAACAGAGAGTAGTGTTAGACGGTGGAGGCGCTCGTCTCGCTGACGCTGCGACGCGCCACCACCTAACACAAACACAAAAAGAAAGAACAAGAACGAAGAGGAGGAAGAACGGTGAGCAGAACAAGCACAAAAGAACACCGACAATTCAGAAAACAAGTACTAGCCCGAGCACAACAGATGGGCATCACACACTGCCCAGCATGCGGAGTAAAACTCCAATACCACAATGATGGACAACGCAAACCCAACAGCGCCGAGGCAGACCACATAATCCCAGCATCACTAGGCGGAACCAACCATGTGGACAACGGTAGAGTCCTCTGCGCCAAATGCAACAGCAGACGCGGCAACGGCAGGCACGGAAAAGGAAGAGCACGCCACTACCAGAAAAACGAAGAAGAACGAGACAGACTACCCGTAGCCGTCATGCCCACCGAACACACCGACACATGGTAGATCAGCCACCGCCATTCCACGGCAAGAAAGGCGGGACGACGAAAAGCGGGAAGTGAAGAGAAGAGAAGAGAAACAATAGGCGAAGACACAATGGTGTTCGGGGATAACGTGCGTGCTCGCAGGGCTGCGCGCGCACTACCCCGAACACCACCAACAAGACAGGAAGAGAAGAAAGGCGAGGAGACAGAGAAGACGAACGACAAAACCACACACCACACACCACACACCACACACCGCACACCACCGCTCTTCTGCCCCAACACAACCCTGTCACAAAGACACATACCCAACCAACAATGCTGTGACAGCAAACACAAGAAGGAAGATGAGAACAAAGTCCTCACCACCAACACACCACCGCTACTTCACACAGCAACACGAAGAAGGAGAGGAGCGGGACGATACGAAAGGAGCGGGGACAACGCAAAGACGAGGGGACACCGCAAAGAGAACGGGGACAGTACAAGACAAGGGGACACGCACACACCAGCACACCCGCCCTTCAACACGGCCACCACGCAAACTACAGGGGGGACACCAACACACAGACGGGGATGTCAGTAACACCACCGCCCTTCCATCACAATGCCACCCACCATCCACAATGCCCCCACCCACCACCACAGTGAGGGGGGAGCAGACAAAGGATACCCCACCACACGAACAGCACAGACACACACTCACCACCCACACACCACACACCCGGCAAGACACAGTACATGACACGACCGCAGTACCGACGAGTACCGCACTGGGATGGACGGGACACGGCGGACACCACAGACTGAGGCGGGCCGGCAACAGCACACGCCACCGCCATTCCACAGCAGCACACACCGAGAAGAGACGGACACCATCCACACTGTCTACTCTCACACTGTTCACGTTCACACAACCAACGAACAATCAATGAACAACAATCATCGTTCAATGATTGATCAACAAACAATAAACGATGAACATCATGATGATCAATGATCATCATGATGATGAACATGATGAACATGATGATGAACACATGATGATGATGTGATGCATGACATGCATACCAATACCATGCACCACGCACGGTGCCAACGCATGCCACAAAGGCAACAGCAACGCATGAACGCACAAACGCATAAAAATGCATAAAAACAAAAGAAATGTTACAAAAACATGCAAAAATATTCAAAGGCACGAACCAAACATGGCGTTCAAAAAAACCATGGCAACAAAACAAGACGAACAAAAGGGGGCCCCAACACAGTAAGGGATCCCTTAAAGTGGGACCCACACCACACAAACAAAGTGGAGACCAGACGAAACGAGACACACACCACACAATTTATGTGATGCCCCCCCTCCCCCCTCCCCCATCCGGCCGCGAACACCCCGAAGGTCTGCCCATCCCTCCCTGCCTGTGGAAAACCCTGTGGATAACTCCAGTAACCCATATCACAATGTGACCGCCATCATGTGGAAAACTCCCAAACCTGTGGAAAACCCTATGGAAACCCCCCCCTACTTGTGGATAACCCTGTGGATAACCTCCGTCGGACGTGAGACACATCACCACATATAATAGAAGACATGACAACCCACACAAACACCACAATCACCATATACGAACCAAACAGCCCCGCACCAATCACAGACGCCACAAACACCGGCAACCCAACCCTCATACGCCAAGCCCTCGCACACAAAATCGCCACCGTCATAGACGACCCCAGAACAGGCGACACAGCACTCACAAAACTCACCGCACAACTCATACAAATCACAGACCAACTCGCCACCACACAAAACGAAAACACACACCCCGACACCAACAACAATCCGGACGAAACACAAACCTGGGACGGCATCTAAAATGAGCGAAAAACACCTCAGCGAAATCGCCGCCCACCTCACCCTCCCAGAAAACATCACACACACCGCCTGGCCGCCAGTCAAACGCCGCCTCCAAGAAATGCAATACCCCCTCGACACATGGCAGCAAGACTGGCTCAAAGCAATCCTCGCAAAACGCGACGACGGCCACTACGCAGCAAGCATCGACGGAATTCAAGCATCCATCCCCAGACAGGTCGGCAAAACATACACAATCGGCGGCCTAACATTCGCACTCGCCACACTCCACCCCGACTATTTCGTCCTCTGGACCGCCCACAGGACACGCACCGCAGACGAAACATTCAACGACATGAAAGGAATGGCGCAAATCCCCGACATCGCCCCATACGTGAATAAAATACGGCAAGCAAACGGGCAGCAAGCCATCCTCTTCAACAACGGATCACGAATCCTATTCGGAGCCCGTGAAGGCGGATTCGGACGCGGATTCCACGGCGTAGACATGATTCTTTTCGACGAAGCCCAGATCCTGGGCGCCGCCGCACTAGACGACATGATCCCCGCCACAAACACCGCCCCGGACCCGCTCATCATCAAAATCGGAACACCACCAAAACCAAAAGACCCATCCGAAGCGTTCAGCGAATTCCGCAACCTCGCCCTGCAAGGTGAAATAAAAGACGGCCTCTACCTAGAACTGGCCGCCGACTACGACGCTAACAGCGACGACCGGAGGCAATGGGAAAAAGCAAACCCATCATACCCGCGCCGCACACCCGAATCCGCCATTCTAAGAATGCGCAGGCAACTCGGGGAAGAATCGTTCCGCCGTGAAGGCCTCGGAATATGGGACCGCGCCAACGATAGGCTCGCAATCGACCCTGTCGCCTGGAACAGGGCCACAATACGGCCAGAAAACACGCCGACCGGCATGCGATGGTGCGCCGCAATCAGATTCGCACCCGACGGATCAACATGCGCCCTAGCCCGAGCAGGACACAAAGCTAACACACCCACACACGTCGAACTATGCACCCACCAAGGCGTCCGCCGCATGAGTGAGGGCACACAATGGATAATTGACTACATCGCGGACACAAAAGACAGATGGGCGCAAATCATCGTAGACGGAAAATACGGTGCCGGAGACACAATCGAAAGACTACGGGCCATCGGAGTACGCCCCCAAGTCATCATCACGCCCACGATCACGCAAATCATCGACGCCTACAGCATGCTAGACGCCTCACTACGCGAAAACACAATCACACACTTGGACGACATGCAACTGCGCACCGAGGCCGCGTCGGCGACGCCCCGCCCAATCGGAACGTCCGGAGGATGGGCGCTACAAGCCCCGCCCGGCGCCACAGTAGCCGGCCTAGAAGCATGCACACTCGCAATGTGGGCTGCACGCACAACAAAAAGACGCCCCCGTTATAAGCCTTATGATAAAATCGAAAACGCCAATAGTAATACTGGACGTGGCGGCGGAGTATTGTTCCTATGACTGAAATTTATCCTGACGACGGGCGACTTGTCAACGCTACGCCGGCCCCGACCCGCATTTCCGGACTCCCCGACGAGGACCAGGCAACATTTCTGCAGCTGTGGCAGAAATGGCAGCAACACTCAAACAAAAACAAGCTGCTCTCCGTTTACTACGACGGCCACCGCGCTTTCCAGGACCTTGGTATCAGTATTCCGCCGCAAATGACGCGCACCAAAGCCGCGTTGGGGTGGCCTCAGAAAGTCGTCACCATGCTCGCCAGGAGGCACGTATTCGAAGGCTACTCCCTGAATGGCGCCCCCGACGCTTTCGAAGCCAACGAAATACTCTCCGCGAATAACTATGATCTTGATCTTGCACAGGCGATCACTTCAGCGTACAAGCATTCTTTCTCGCTGCTCACAGTGACGCGGGGAGACGAGACCATTGGTGAGCCGCCTGTCGTCGTGCAGGCCCGTGACGCAGAATGGTCGGCAGCACTATGGGACACCAGGCGTCGCATAATCGAAGCCGCCCTCACAATCGATCAAACCGACAAATACGGACAGCCGGCCGGCGCCATCATGCACACACCCACCGCCATTTGGCGAATCGACGCCAAAGAAAACGGCGGCGGATGGAAGGCCGAAAAACTCGGAGACACCCCCAACCGCATTTTCGTCGAAGCACTCTGCTACGACCCGCAGCTGAACCGCCCTTTAGGGCATTCACGAATCACCCGTGAAGTAAGATACCTCACAGATGCGGCGGTGAGGACAATGGTCCGAGCAGAAACCTCCGCCGAATTCTTCTCCTCACCACAACGCTACGTGCTCGGCGCGGAAAGAGCAGATTTCGCCGGCCAGGACAGGTGGTCCGCAATCATGGCCCGCGTCCAAGTCCTAGAGCCGAACGAGAACGGGGATATCCCGTCAGTTGGGCAATTCTCACAAATGACCATGAGCCCACACCTGGAAATGTACCGTCAGCTGGCACAGAATTTGTGTGCAGCCACAAACCTCCCTCAATCCGCTATCGGAATTTTCGCAGATAACCCGTCGTCCGCTGAGGCGATGCAGGCGTCCGAGGCGGCGCTCGCGGACGAAGCCGAGTATCAGTGGCGTATTTTCACCGCCCCATTGCGGCGCACACTGCAGAACATTATTATGGTCAGAGACAAGCTCGACGAACCGCCTCAGGAGTCGTGGAAAACATCCGTGAAGTGGACCCCCGCCCGCTATTCCTCGCCCTCGTCCGCCGCCGATTTCGCGGTCAAAATGGTGTCCGCGTTCCCGTCGTTGCAGGAGTCTCAGACTCTCATGCGGCGTGCCGGACTCACCGAGGACGATCTCGCAGATATCAACGCTGAAAATCGTAAGAAGAATGCGGTTTCGTTGCTTGATCGCGCTCTCGCCGCCACAAATAACGAGAATGTTGACGAGAACGGCGAGAACGCCGAGAATGGTGACGCAGCCAACAATACCGGCAATAACGGTACTGGCGGCAACCTGAACCTTAATAACGCGCCCAATGCAAGGAACCAGGTTAAGCGCAACATCAAACTGCCCGGCGGCACCAAAACACCAATAAACTAACACTTATTATGCTGTCAACCGCAGAAATAGGGGCGTACGGGCGAGCAATAGACTCACTCACCACGCTCGCCCAAAATGATCTACACACACTCTGGGCGCACGCCGCACGACAAAGGCCCCAGGACGCGCGCGATCTTCTGCTCGAAATCATGCCCGCCCTCGTAAACCAATACGGCAGTGCGGCCGCCGCAATCGCCGACGAATGGTACCGCGAAATGCGCCTAGACCAAGACATCCCCGGCGACGCCCCCACAGTACGAACACCACTCACACCACAGAGCGAAATCGACGACAGTGTCAGATTCAGTGCAGGAGCACTATACGCCGGAAACCCCGACATTGCCCTATCCTATCTGACCGGTGCGCTCATCCGATACGTCAGTGACGGCGCCCGCTCACAAATCGCAGACATGACATGGGCCGACCCGGAAGCCATGGGCTGGGAAAGACGAACACGCAACCCACAAGCATGCAACTTCTGCGTCATGCTCACAATGAACGAATGCTACTACCGATCACAAGGGACAGCATCATTCGGGGCGCACGATAACTGCAAATGTGTCGCAGTCCCAGCATGGGACCCCACCTCACGGGAAGTGCCGGCAAAAGCATATGCGCTCGCAGCCAGACACAAAACCGAAAAAGGCCGCAAACGTCATCGCGAGCTCGTCTCATCGTGGATAGACACGCACCAAGAGGAGCTCACAGAATGGCGCACCAGGCCAATCGAATGATTGTGCTACAATGCATAAACAAGGGACTACGAAGACGGCTGCAAAGCCCAGAATAGTTGCCTGAAAACATCACAATAACCGCACGGTCAAAATATAGGAAATGCCCAATGAGGTATAACGCCGCAAGCGACACGCCAGCCGACAACAGCGCCACTAACGACGCAAGCGACACGCCAGCCGACAACAGCGCCACTAACGACGGTGATGCCCCCACGAATGGGGACAACGCTGCTAGTAAGCCTGAAATCGACTGGAAGAGCGAATCTCGGAAGTGGGAGAACCGCGCCAAGGGAAATCGGCGCGCCGCCAACGAGCGAGACGAGCTCGCCAAAGCTATTGGCGACAAAGACGCCACAATCGAAGCCCTAAAAGCCAAGGTTGCCGATTTCGAAACCGCCGCTAAAGTCCGCGAATGGTCCGCCAACGCTGCCGCCGAACACGGCATCAGCGCAGATTTGATCCGAGGAACAACCGAGGACGAAATCAACGCCCATGCTGCCGCAATCGCCAAGGCACTGCGCGACGCTAAGCCGTCCGTTGCACCCGTGGTACCTCAGGCCGGAGCCACGCCCAACAACGATGGCGGCAATCTTGCAGAGTTCGCTCGGAACGTTTTCGCCGGCGACTGACACAAGTACAGCCGCTATTCCAGAGATAAAACACTAGAAAGAAACGGAAACAACCATAATGGCCGTGTTTGATTCAGGCAAGGCGAAAGTCCTCATGCCTCGGCAGATCGCCGACGGGATCATTACTCGCACTCAGACCCTCTCCACCGTCGCCAAGCTCAACGGTGGAATTCCCATGACCTTCGGCGACGTGGACATTATCACTTTTGATAATTTCCCGCGCGCCGAGTTCGTTGACGAGGGCGCCGAGAAGTCACCCACGTCCGGTGAATTCGGCTATGTGACCGCCAAGCCACACAAGGCGCAGGTTACGATGCGTTTCAACGAGGAGGTGCAGTGGGCCGATGAGGACTATCAGCTGGACGTCCTCAATCAGCTCGCTCAGAAGGGCAGTGAGGCACTTTCCCGTGCCCTCGACCTCGGTCTTTACCACCGTGTTAACCCGCTGACGGGCGCTGTTATTGACGCGTGGACCAACTACCTGACCTCCACCACCAAGAATGTCGAGATCGGCACTACGGATATGGACCAGGCAATCCGCCAGGCCGCCGGGCTGCTCATTAACGACGATGCTGCGCCGATTACGCCGACCGGCCTTGCGCTTGCCCCGTCCGCCGTTTGGGCGCTCGGCAGTCTCCAGACCAAGAATGCTGACGGGTCGCCGTCGGGGACGCCGCGTTACCCGCAGATCGGCCTCGGCGTCGACATTGACAACTTCATGGGGCTCCCGGCCGCCGCTGGAAACACTGTTGCCGGCAAGCCCGAGGCGACCGCCGCCACCAACGTCGAGGGCATTGTCGGCGACTTTGTCGACGGTATTCGGTGGGGAATTCAGCGGTCCCTGCCGCTCGAGATCATCCGTTTCGGTGACCCGGACGGTCAGGGTGACCTGAAGCGTAGGAACCAGATTGCTCTGCGTCTCGAGATTCTGTACGCCTGGTACGTTTTCCCGGACAAGTTCACGACGATTAAGACCAAGGCCGGCGCCTGATAAAATCGCCGTAAAGAAAAAATCACACAACCCATCCAAAACAAAATTTTTCCCAGAGGCGATTCCGGAAATGCGATCCTACAAGCACCGAGACCACGACATTGTGATCCATCTCGCAGACGACCACAATGTGGCGCTCGGAGACGAATACACCGAAATCACCCCCGAGAATGATGACGCCGGCGAGGCAGACGAGTACGCCTCCTCCTCTTCCTCCTCTCGCACTGCCTCGCCGGCACCTGCCCCCCGTCGGGGACGAGGCCGCCCCAGAAAGACGGCAAAGTGATACCGGACGACATTATTCCGTTCGCCACGGTCGAAGATCTAGAGGCCAGGTGGCGGGCACTCTCCGATAATGAGCGTATTCGCGCCGACGTACTCCTCGCCGACGCAACCGATCTTATCGTGTCGAAATGTCCCCGCTGGGAGTCCGCCACGCCTCGCACACGAAAGCGAGTGGCGTGCGCTGTGGTGCGTCGCGCAATGCAGGGCGGAGATGCTATCGGTGGCGTCACAGACAGCGGCGGCGGAATCTACTCCGAACCCCATGGGATTATCGCATCGGAATCGCACACCACAGGGCCGTTTTCCGATCAATTTACGTATCAGAATCCTGAGGGCGGCCTTTACCTTAAACGTGAGGAAAAAGACGCTCTCGGTGGCTCTGGCGGTGCATTCGAAGTAGACCTCCTGCAAGATTATGACGTGCGGTCCGTCACCGATCAGCTTATCGAAGACATTAACGCTATTAGCGGGTATGAACTGTGATGCTTTCAGGATACGTGCCTGTCACGCGGCGTAGGCGAGGCCCTGCGTCAAAAGATCAGTACGGTAACCCTGTGCCGGGGCAGTGGCAGAATGTTGCTCTGCCGCCCGCGGTGTTTGCGCCGGCCACGTCTACTGAGCCGATCAGTGCTGGGGCAATGCCCGTCACCGTGCCCGCCGCCCTTTATTGGCGGAATACTGCAATCGACGTGACCGCAGAAGATCACCTTATTGTAGACGGCATAGAATACCGCGTCATGGGCCGCCCTTCACCATACCCTAAGGGGATGGTTGTGCAGATTCGCGCCAACGAAGACAAGGTGAGCGAATAATGCCGAAAGTAAAATTTCAGCTCAACAGGGACGGTGTTGCCGATCTTCTGCGCGGCCCTGACGTAGCCCGGACCGTAGCACTTGAGACGGGGCGCGTAGCCAACGCTGCCGGCCGCGGATTCGAAGGCGAGACGACGCACGGGAATCGTACCCGCGGATACGTCAGGGCGCGCACCATTGCTGCGATGCGCAGACAGATGAGAGAGCACACGCTGGAGCGTGCGATCGGCCTCACAATGGGCGGGGGCAGGAAATGAGCCCAACATACGATCGTGCCCCCACGGTGCCGGACATAAAGAAACGGCTCATGGACTTCCTGTCCACACACATGAGCGTGCCGGTCGTGGCCCGCCGCCCCGAAAGCCCAGACCGCCCCACCGCATTCATCCGAGTCCTCTCAACAGGCGGCACCGGTGTCACACAGAAAGCGCTCTGCACCGCGTTGGAGACGATCGACGCCTACGCACAATCGTCGGGTGAGGCAATGAAAATCGCGTGCGAGGCCGTGAATGTGGCGCACACTATGCCCAACTATCAGGATGGTATAGTGATGGTACAATCATCCTATCCGATAGAAATGCCCGATCCGGACACGTCTCAGGCGAGGGCGACTGCAACATTAACAATTACAGCACACAGGTGAAACAAAATAATGGCTGTTAACGCTGACAATGCACTCATTTTCTCGTCCGACAATGACGCGCTCTGGCTGGGTGATTACGTCGAGAAGTTCGGTGAGAAGGTCACGTCACTCACCCAGGACCTCTCCGGTGTGACCGGTCTCACCAATGTTGGGTGGATTAGTGAGGACGGGTTCAAGCTCACCTCAGACGACTCCGTCACCAAGATCAAGGGGCACCAGGGCCACGGCGTCGTCAAGACATTTCTCGACTCCTCCGAGACGACTTTCAGCGCCACTCTCCTGGAGACCATGCTCGCCCCCCTCTCTTGGTATCTTGACGCCACCAGTGAGAAGGTTGAGGACGGCGGCGCCACCAAGGGCGTGAAAATCACCGCCAAGTCGTCCCGCAAGGTCAAGCTTCTTTGTGGTGTCGCCGATTTCTTCGACGTTTCCGGCGTGGGTGCGCAGATTCGTATTGTTTTCCCGCGTCTGGAGCTTGGTGAGCGCGGCGAAATTACTTTCCAGCAGGCTGAGATCACCGGCTACGAGTACAACCTCTCCGTGCTGGGCGATTACATTATCTACTCCGACCACAAGGCTCTGCTCCCCGCCTGACATTAATTCTTCCCCGCTATTTCGTGTTTCGGATGGGTTGTCGCGGAATAGCGGGGAAGATCCAAAACAAACACAACCCACCACTTTTATAAAACAAATTTTTGAGGACAACCCATTATGTCTGACAAGACCACGAAGAGCAAGGCAAAGGCCGCCGGAGCTAAGGCGCCGGCTGACAGGCTCGCCAAGGCTGAGGCCACGCGCGACCCGATTCACGTGGACTACGAGGGAATCGAATTTGACGTTCCTCCGGAGGCGCTGGAAGATTTCCGTGCATTCGAGGCCCTCGACGCAGGTAACCCGTTCCCGCTTTTCCGTCTCATCGTGGGCGACCATAAGGATGAGGTTTATTCCGCGTTGGAGGATGAGAATGGTCGCGTCCCGATCGACGCGGTGACCGACTTTATGCAGTCAATCGTGTCCGAGGTGGGCGCGGGAAACTGACGATCCTCCCACCACTACTCCGCGAGTATGGGTGGGAGATAGAAGCCGACCTGCAACGATATTACAATACCGATCTTCTCGATCTATACCGAGGCATGATAACGCCCAGGCGGGTAATGGCACTCATCGGCGGCCTCCCGCCAGGGTCAACATTCGATAGAGCGCGCGGTGGAGACAGATACTGGTCCGACGAAGTCGCCGCCACAATAATGTCAGCACACAATATTCAGACCACATTGCTCGCCGTCAATGGTGTCAAGAAAGACAAATGGCCTGAAGCGCCGAAGCCACCGGCGGAAGGGTATAGGGAAACCGGCAATCCCAGAGTGTCAAGCAAACACGCTAAAGCGCAGAAAGCCAAGGGCGAGAAATGGCTCGCCCGATACGGCAGTTGAACCTGCGTTTCTATCGGATAGTGTAAAATGGTTCACGCCAAGACAAACACGAAAAACAGTTTGCTTGGCGTGAACCATTTTCGCTACACATGATTTCGGAGAGGTATCAATGGCCGGATATGATCTCGGGACCGCATGGATTCAGATCAGCCCGTCCGTGCGAGGCCTCGCCCGAAATATCAATAATGAAATCGGTAACGTCGACACTGGGCCGGCCGAGAGAAAGATCACATCTGGGCTGGGTGGGGCGTTCAAATCGGTGGCGAAAGTTGCCGGCGCCGCGCTCGGAGGACTCGCAATCGGCGGCATTGCAGTCGCATTCGGCGGCGTCGCAAAAGAAGCATTCAATGCTGCTGACGCCACGATCAAATTCAAGCAAACGCTCGCATTCGCCGGCAAAAGTGCGGACGAAATCAACGCGCTCACAAAAAGCACGCGCTCCTACGCGGATCGCACGATTTACGAGCTCGACGATATTCAGTCAATCACCGCGCAGCTCGCATCCAACGGCGTAAAGGGCTACGATAAGCTCGCCGAGGCCGCCGGTAACCTAAATGCTGTTGCAGGCGGAAATGCGCAAACATTCAAAACGGTCGGTCTTGTTATGACGCAGACCGCGGGTGCCGGAAAGCTCACCACCGAGAACTGGAACCAGCTTTCCGACGCTATTCCAGGCGCATCCGGTAAATTGCAGGAAGCCATGAAAAAGAATGGCGCCTACACCGGCAATTTCCGGGAAGCCATGGAGAAAGGTGAGATCACCGCTGAGGAATTCAACCAAGCAATCCTCGATCTCGGTATGGAGGATGTGGCCATTGAGGCCGCTACATCCACCAAAACCCTGGAGGGCGCTTGGGGGAATTTCAAAGCGACCCTTGTGACCGGGGCGCAGGAAATCGCTGAAAAAGCACTCCCGTGGATCACTGCATCCCTTGACGCCATGAGCAAGGGTTTCGAGAAAGTATTCAACTGGGTCAGTAATTCGTTCATCCCTAGTATTACGAATGCTTTCAACGTCATCCGCAAGGGTGATTTCACGGGCCCGATCTTCTCGTTCGAGGAAGACTCGAGCTTCGTTGATTTCCTTTTTCGCATGCGCGATGCCGCTGCTGCCGCGGGGGAATGGATCAATAAAACACTCGTCCCCTCGTTGAAGAATCTTAAAGACCTGCTCATGTCCGGTGATTTCACGGGGACGATTTTCGGATTCGACAAAGACTCCGGAATCATCTCATACATCACCAACGTTCGTAACAGTTTCGTCGAGCTCGGCAAATTCATTGTCGGGACGCTCGTCCCCGGTATTGCTACCGCTCTCAGCACCATCGCGAACAGCACGCTTGTTCAATTCATGGAGAATCTCACCGTCGCTATTCTCAATAGTAAAGTGGCGGTTTACAGTATCGCGGCTGCGTTTACGGCATGGAAGGCCGTCATGGTCATGTCTTCAATGCAGCAATGGCTGAATGATATGGAAGGCGTAGCCGGCGTCACCGGGCGTGTCACCACGGCCATTAACGCAATGACTGTGGCGAAAGTCAGAGACGTGGTGGAGACCGCGCAGCTCAACCTCATGTACGCCGGTGAATTCCTGTCGAATATCGCGCGAGCAACGACACAAATCACGATGCAGGCGGTTGCTTGGGGTAGGGCCACGGCAATGATGGTCCTCCACAAAACTGCAACGATCGCCTCGACTGCGGCGCAGTGGGCGCTCAACGCTGCGATGGACGCCAATCCGATCGGCCTTGTTGTGATCGCTATCGCAGCATTGGTTGCAGCAATCATTGTGGCATGGCAGAACTCTGAAACGTTCCGCAACGTCGTCATTTCCTGTTGGGAAGCAATCAAAACGGCGGCCGGCGCTGTGGCCGATTGGTTTGCCGCTAACGTGTGGCCTCTCATGCAAGTCGCCTGGGACGGGATCGTGGCCGGCGCCCAATGGATGTGGGGCGTCATGGTATCCGTCTGGCAGGGAATGCAACCTGTTATTCAAGCGGTCATTGATTGGATCGTCGGCACCGCATGGCCCGCGTTGCAGGCGGCATGGGACGGGATCGTTGCCGGCGCCCAATGGGTATGGAACGGCATCGTCGGCGCATGGCAGGGAATACAGCCCGTTATTCAAGCCGTCGTCGATTGGATTGTAAATACTGCATGGCCCAACCTTCAGGCAGCATGGGACGGCATTTCTGCGGGCGCAATGATTGTCTGGAACGGAATGGTAGCCGCATGGCAAGGGATTAGCGACATAATTCGCCCCGTCGTCGATTGGATTGTCAACGTTGCCGCCTTGTATCTCACCACGGCATGGGATGCTATCAGCTGGGGTGTGAGTGCGCTCTGGTCCACGATTCAGTGGGCGTGGGATGCTATTTGGGCGGCAATCATGCCCGTCGCCACACAAATCTACAACGATATCTGGCCAATGGTGGTCGGTGCGTTCAACGCGATTAAAGACACCGCCTCCACGATGTGGGCCGATATTCAGATCGCTTGGACCGCGATTCAGACCGCAATTCAGCCCGTTGCGGATTGGATTTACAATACGGTTTGGCCGTGGGTGGTAGGTGCGTTTAATGCGATTAAGGATACGGCCGCTAACATGTGGTCTAATATTCAGGTCGCGTGGGCCGCGATTCAGGCGGCTATGCAGCCTGTGGTGGAGTGGATCTACTACACTGCGTGGCCCTGGGTCGTAGATACATTCAACACGATCAAGGATGCGGCGTCCAATCTTTGGGGCACTGTATCGGCGGCGTGGGCCTCTATTCAAGCGGCAATGCAGCCCGTGGTCGAATGGATCTACTACACTGCGTGGCCCTGGGTCGTAGATACATTCAACACGATCAAAGACACGGCCTCCGCTCTTTGGGGCACCATATCAGCGGCGTGGAACGGTATTTGGGCTACTATTCAGCCCGTCGTCGACTGGATCTACAATATTGCGTGGCCCTGGGTGGTCGGAGCATTTAACGCTATTAAAGACACGGCGTCTATTATGTGGGGCTCACTGTCGGCGACATGGAATGGTATTTGGGCCGTTATGCAGCCTGTGGTGAATTGGATTCAAACTTACGCCGCGCCCGTTATTAGTGTGGCCTGGGAGATAATCTCTACGGGTGCGAAAATTCTGGGCGGGATTATTGCGTTTGTATTTGCGTCCATCATTGCTGCGGTCACTATGGGAGTCGCCGTAATTCAAGGCGCAGCCACCACGATCAGCGCCGCCTGGAACACCGTTGTTTCGTGGACCAGCTGGCTGAAAAACATGGTCGTCTCCGCGTGGAACATCCTGAAAGGCGAAATCCAAATCGTTAAAGATTGGATTGCTAACACTCTCGTCCCCGCAATTACAAGTGCCTGGGACAGGGTCGTGGCCGCCGCCAATACCATGAAAGATGGTGTTAGGACGGCGTGGGACAAAATCAAGGAAGCCGCCGCCAAGCCCGTTAACTTCGTTATCGGCACAGTCTACAACAATGGGCTGCGGAAGCTCGTTAACGGGATGATGGAGAAACTCTCCCTTGATCTTCGTCTTCCTGAGGCTCCCACGATTGGCGGATATGCGTCAGGTGGTGTTCTGCCCGGATACTCTCCGGGCCGCGACATTTACCATTTCGTATCACCCGATGGTGGCGGCCGGCTCGCGCTTTCCGGCGGAGAAGCGATCATGCGACCAGAATGGGTGAAAGCTGTCGGCGGCCCGGCAATGGTGAATGCTATGAACCGCGCTGCTGCGCACGGGGACAGGATTCCCGGTGGTGACGCTGGGTATGCTGCATTCGCCCCGGGCGGTATTTGGGACCCTGTCAAATCAACGGTAGAAAGGGGTGCGTCCGCTGCCCTTAATTGGATCACCGGGGCGGCCGACGCGGTATCCTCGATCTTCTCCGACCCAATCGGAGCCGTCGAAACCGTTATCAAGGCTCCGGTTCACAAACTTCTTGATTCATGGGGTGGTGACGGAGCGAAACCGTTCTTCGACGCCGGAAAAGCCGGCGTTGATAAAACCATTGACGCACTCGGTGACTGGATTAAAGATCACATGCCTGTGGTCAGCGGATTCGGTGGCGGAATCGGTGCTATTGGCGCCGCTGCCGGCGACCTCGTGAATACGGCGCGACGGGCTATAGGTACCCCGTATGTTTGGGGCGGTGTTTCTCCGGGCGGCGGGCTTGACTGTTCTGGTCTTGTTTATTGGGCGCTCAATGCTATGGGCATTCATGTTCCGCGTCTCACGGCGGCCGGGTATCAGGCAATGTCATCGCCCGGTAATCCTATGGTTCCCGGAACGCTTCTGTTCTGGGGTTATCCGGCCCACCACGTTGCTATCGCCTCCGGTAATGGGATGATGGTCGAGGCGCCGACTTTCGGTATTCCCGTGCGTGAGGTTCCGATTTACGGTGGGCCGTCCGCAGGGAATCTTCGCTACGATAACGGCGGTTTCTTGCAGCCCGGCCTCTCAACGATCGAGAACAAGACTGGTCGCCCTGAGCCCGTTTTCACGTCAGCCCAGTGGGAGAAAATGGATAAGCTGATCAGCCTCCTGGAGAATCGTGCGCTCGGCCCTGACGTGCTCGAAATTCGGGACGTGGACAATGATCTTGTCGGGCGTATGCAGGTAGAGGCAACGTCGGCCATAGTAGACTATGACCGAATGAACCGATGAAAACCATTATGACGGAAAGCATAAAATAATGCCGATTACGGGATGGATTGCTACACACACGGGGCTGCCGTCAATAATGGCCACAGGCAAAGAGCCCGTCTATGCGGGGGATCGTCTTTTCGCTGTTCCTGGGATGGCTCGGGACAAAAGACCACTCACCGGTAGGGCGAAGATGATTCGTGAGCTCGAGGGCCCCAAGCTCACTGAGCCGGTGACAATGATCCTCTCAGACGCGTACGCCGTGCCGGGCACCACAATAAAATACACTCAGGGCGACTCCTCGGTCACGTTGACTCGCCCCGAGGTGGAGTGGTGGCGCGGCATGGTGAGCGGCCTCAACGGGCGCACCGTGCCCGGGCTCATCTGGGAGGAGGCCCAGGATAAAAGAGAATGGTCCTCCCCGATTTCGAGATATAACTCACTTATCGCCAGGTGGCCGATGCTGGAAGTAGCTCGCACCGGAGGTGGACAATTCGTCCTAGACGACCCGTCCCACGTTAACAATGTTTGGGAAATCTTGCAGAAGCGTGAGCCTCTCATTCTTACGCCGGGCGCCCCCGCCGACGTTCTGCCATCGCGATTCATCACCGTGGACAAAGTTGACAGTGCCAGGATCACGGGAGACGGTATCATTCGGTGGAATGTAAAATGGCATGAGCTCCCCGAGGATTCCCCCATGCTTGTCGGCCCTCACGCGGGCTGGGGGGCAGCGCCTTGTGTTACTTGGGGTGAATGGCGTGAAGTCGACAAGGCATGGAAGTCGCGCACGTACATTGAGATTTGTAAAATGATTGCGGGAATGCCATGAGAAACGGCCCCACGCTGGCCGCCCTTTCAGACGGCCTCAGCATCGGCGCAAGAATCGACATCATTCGAGGCGGCGAAGTCCTCAAAACGGGAATCCCCGCCTCCGAGGTGAAAGTCGAATGGTCCTCGACGAACCGCCAGGTCCCCGGCGCCCTTTCTTATTCTTGCCCAATGTCATGGGTCCCGGAATGGCCGCTGGACGCCCTCAACAATTTCGGGCAGCGCTCCATGGTCACCGCACTCTACGAGAATCGGCGCGGCGACTACTGGGAAATTCCACTCGGCGAATTCGTCAACATAGAATGGTCCGTATCAAAAGAAAAAGTAAATGTTTCCTGTAAAGATTTGACGCAGATCCTTGCTGATAATCCGAGGCCGTGGCCGTCCTCCCCCGCCGCTGGCGCCACTCTACTCTCCGAGGCCAATGAGCTCGCCGAATATGTGCGAGTGAAATTGGAGGACGACGTGTGGGATGCGCCTATCCCCCGCACCACACAATGGGGAAATTCGCGGATCGAATCAATATATAAGCTCGTAGAATCGCGAGGGTGCGGTATTCGTAGCGGCGCCGACGGAATGCTACATATTTTCAAACTCCGCGACAAGACGGCGCCTGACGAGATTTACACGTACGAGTCCGGTTTCCTTTTGGAGGCCCCGCGCGCTCCGAGATCGGGCGGCCGGCGTCCGAATCGTTGGTACGTCACCGGCAGTAAGCAACAGAGAGCTCAGGGTGAGCAAGAGGAACGATGGACCGCGGAACGCGAAATTACTGATCCCCCATATGAGCCATCTGGTTATGGTTGGGTTACGTCGCACAAGGAATTCAGTGCTGCAAGCTCGGCGAGAGAGGTATCCGAGGCCGCAGACACGTACATGATTCAGGACATTTCTTCCCGCTCTTCCCGCTCTTTGACAATTATTCCTGACGCTCGCATTGAGGTCGGGGATATTATTGGTGCGATTACCGAGGAGGGTGAGCATATTGCAGGCCGTGTCGCGGCCTATAGTCTCCCATTGTCTAATCCGTCCGCTACAATGAGGGTAGACATAGAGGTACTGGGAGAATAAACGGGGCATCATGGTCAGACCGTCACTATTGCTTGACACGGCGCCACGAAACGGTGGCGGACGTAACAATAACAACGTTATTGTTCAGCAATCCTCAGTATCATGGACATACGGGAAAATCACCGGCACGTCCGCCACCGATTCCACACTCCCGTCCGGCTGGGTAGAAGTGGGAATCCCCTACAGCAACCCAACATCTCATGCCGTTGGTGAATCCGATGGTATTGCCACGTGGATAGGCGCCCGCGTACTCGTCATCATTGATTCATCTGGTCGTGTAGTCAAGATCAGTGACCCTATTGCTGAGCCGCCTTCCGGTGCGAAGGTTGAGAACCTCGGGCACACTGGCAAAATGCTCAGCCAGGCCGCGAAAGATGCCGAACGTGCTTTCAAGGAAGCCGACGCGATTCGCGACCGGGCAAACAAGGCCGAAGGTGCCGCGAACAAGGCGGCGAAAGATGCTGAAAAAGCTGTTCAGATTGCGGAAGCCAACCGGCCTCCCGTAGTGGCCCAGACCGCGCCCGAAAATCCCGTCACAGGATTGATATGGTATGTCACAGACAATGCCGGGCACATTACCGATGTACGTATTTGGGACGGCACACAGTGGGTGACCAGAACAATGGTCGCCGGCAGCATTCTCGTCCCATCATCCGTGGGAAACGTCTCACTCGCTGACGGTTCCGTGTCCGCCCGCAACATTTACGCATCCGGGGAGCTCTGGGCCAAGATCGCGGCGTTCGCGTCCGTCACTACGGAAATGCTGACCGCCGGAAACGCCACATTCAACGCAGCCAAGGTCACCGGTGACCTCATCGGTAACCGCCTTATCGGTGGTGAGCTTTCGCTCGTTGATACTGAGCCGACGTCGGGCGAGAAGAATATTCGTTTCGGACTTGGTAGCGAATATGGGTTCTGGGAGTCTATTTGGTCCCCTAAAATCGCGACCGTGGAGGAGCTTGAGGGCGGCACACGGTTCGTTCTGACGGACAGGGATCGCCCTAATCGTAATGATGGCGCGCAGATGGCAATCTACGATATTGCTGTTGCGAAACCAAAAACATATGGTATTGCCGGTGAGGGCGTCGGCAAGGTTGAGGGGTATATTCTTTTCACCCCGTCGTGGAACGGCCGTGCGATTCTCACAATTAACATTGGCAAGAATAGGATCATCAGCGTTGACGAGCAGGCGACGGCCGGGCAGAAAATAAGATTCGATTTCACGCTCCCCGATGGTGCGTGGATCCAAGACACTGACACGCCTTTCTACATCAGTGCCCGCACGAACGATGTTTTTACGCCGGGAATGCAGCTCGGGATCATTTATTCCATGTACGTGTCATGGAAAATGAGCCGTTCCTCCGGTTTGCATATTTTCCGCGACGACGAGGGCGTGGCGAAAATACAGATCACTGACCGTCAGGGCGGCGAGCTTATCATGGACACGAATGGCGTGTCCTATGACCCGCCCGGGTCACCTTCGCCTCACGCGTCGTCTTGGCGTACTTTCACCGAGCCGCCTTTCGCCCACATGGCAACAAACAACGCTCATTTGTGGACTAAAAAAGATGATTGGACGAAGGTTCCTGTGGGTTCGCAGGAGAAGATTGTTCGCGGCGGAATGCAAGTAGACGGGGTAGAAATAATTATTCCGCAGAGCGGGCTCTACCGTCTAGACGGCACAACATGGTACAGGTCATCATGGGCGGGATACGTTGGCGGCACGAAGGTTTCTCGCAGCAACGACAATGAGTACGGCGTTTACATGTATGCTGCGTTGAACCATGGCCTGTGGACCGCGTTGCAGGTGACAGGCGTTAGGCGCTTGAATGTCGGGGATCGGATCGCGCTTTATACGTATCAGAATATTGACGAGGGTACAATTATGGACTGGGGCGAGATGACGGTCAGCTGGCTCACCTACTGAAGATTGTGCAACAATATTTTTAGGAGAAAACAATATGCCTAACACTAGGTGGACCGGCGGTGTAGTCCCCACAGTAGACGATAATCTCATTGAGGCCTGGGACGCGTATGATGATTCCGCCGGCCGGGTTATGCCGGCGGCGTCCGTGGCCGCGGCGCGGGTCATGTTGGCGGCTGCACCGTCCGGGGCAGTATCGAAAGCGCGCCCCGCCGTTTTCATTATCGACGATATTCTGTACACTGCCGACGGTTCCAAGTCCGGCGACGGGTCGTTCAACATTAACCCTGCGAATTCGTTCAGTGGTGTGCTTTACAGGCATCGCGACAATACGAACGGCCGCGGGCGTCCGACCTCGGATCACGCCACTTACACGTGGGGCGACGGCATTGTCACTCTACCGATCAAGAGCCTCATGGAGTTCTCGCTTGACGTGTGCGTGAGCATCGCGCACGAGGATTACAATTCCGAGGCCGAGAAAGACAAGGCGGTGGGCTCGTACTTCTTTGGGTTCAAGCTTGACAATCGTGGTATTTGGCAGACCGAGATTCAGTACAATCGCACGTTTATGACACACCATATGCAGTGGCGCCTTTCCGTGGAAGCCGGTTCGCATAGGGTTGCTTATACTACGGCGGGTAGCTATGGTGCTGACCCGTACTGGCATTACGATGGTGGCGTGTTTCCAGGGACTGTGTTTACGGTGGCTACTCTTGGTGCTACTCGCGTTGACCTGTAATCGACAAATATAGTTCACTATTAGAAATAGGTGATAATAATATGACTAAGGTCATAGCGACGGTCGTGAATGCCGCCGGCAAGACAGTCGGCGCAACAATGAGCGTCCGCCCCGAAACCGTCTACACGTCCGACAATATTACTACAGTCCCCGCCCCGGTGCGTGGCGATGCCGACGACAAAGGCAGGATTGAGGTAGAGGTAGACGCCAGCCATGGCGGACGATGGGCAATTGTGATCAATGTTGCGGGCGTTTGGGCGCGTGAAGTCAGAGGCGTGGAGCTGCCGGCCTCCGGCGACGTGCAGGTGACCTCCCTGTCAGCATGGAACGGCGGCACTACCCCTGATCCCGGCAATCCTGGCGGCGGTCAGGGCAATGGTGGCAAAATCACCGTCAGTGACGACGGTCTTACCTGGACCTACGGAGAGTGAGAAAACACAATGGCAAACGTTACTGGGTACACTAAGGCCGGCGTTGACAAGTTGGTCGCCCCGCTGTTCTCCTCGATCTCGCCTTTCACGGTCGGAGGGCACTACTACTCCCCCGTCACGTATTTCTGGCCCGATTTCTACAACGAGGGCCAGGCCGGGAAGATTTCAAAGTGGGCTAAGACACTGGCCTACGGGAATGCGCTCGGCTACGTGATCATGAATCGCTCCACAGGCGATTGGTCCGCCAAAGACAACGACTTTCTCACCCAGGCGCAGCGCGCCCAGGCGGCCGGGGCAAAGAGGATTCTCTGGTACATTCCTACCCGCTACGGTGCCGCATCGCTCACTAAAGATGATGCTGCTAGGAATGGCGTGCCGGACCCGGACAAGTTCACGCGCGAATACATTATGCAACTGTGCGCCAACCTGCAATCCCAGTACGATGGTCTTTTCCAGGGCGTATTCTTGGACGAGGTAATCAACGGCTGGGGCGCCCAGTCCGGCCGGGTCGGTTGGTACGGTGACCTCATTGGCGAAATTCGACGCACGTACGGCAAGAATTTCACAATCGCTATCAACCCTGGCAGTAATATTACTGAGGCCGTGTGCGCGCTCGATTTCGACGTGTGCATGAGTTTTGAGAACACTGCCACCAAGTATTTGACAGATGACCCTAATAACCCGATTGCGAATGATGTGATGCGTGCGCAGCCTTCCACCAAATGGTGGCACGTCATTCACGGTGTTACGAAAGATAATTTCCGGCAGGTAATCGACCGTGCCGCATCATTCGGTGTTTCACATTTGTATGTGACTGACGGTGAGTTGGTGCAGGGTGAGGGCGGCCAGTGGGTGCCCGAGAAGAACCCTTATCAGAATCCTCCGTCGGATTGGATCATGGAGCGCGTGATCGCCTGGCATGGCGGCTACCTCGATCTGGCCGAGCGCGTCGCCGCGTTGGAGGCAAAGGCAGCCCCGACTCCGTCTCCTCAGCCGGGCGCCTGAGTGTTTCACGTGAAACATTCCCCCTCACCACGACTTCCGTGATGAGGGGGAATGTTCTCGCATTCGGGCGCGGGAGACTATAGTCCCAAGCGTTGGTAGTCTCCTCCGTGCTCGCGAGCAATATCGTCCAGGACGCCCATGAGATCAGAACGCGCATCGTCCTGAACGTCGATCGACGGTGAGTTCAGAATCGAATGAATCGTGTTATTGATCTCTTGGAATTGGCGGGCGGCGATTGCGTCACACTCTACGGCAGTCCATTGTCGTGCTAGACGGCGTGCAAGATTGCATGTGTTCTCGCCGCTTGTTTCATGGGCGACACCTACAACATTCAATGGCCAGCCCCAGACAATCCATTTACTGACAGTGCCGCCGTCGATGTTTTCTATGCTGACGTCAATCCCGACACCCTTATAGTGATTGTGCCACTTCAGACGAGCGACCATGTGCGCTTCGTCAATATCGCACGCGTCGGGCTTTGGAAGCCACAACTGTGTGAGGCTGATCTCGTGCTCGATCTCCAGCATTGGGTTATTTGCTGTCATGAGACGCTCCGCAAGAGTATGCTACAGCGCACTGCAGAATGTTTGGGGCCATCGGATTCCCTGTGAGTCCATCCTGTTGATACGCCGCGCCTCGTCTTCACGAAAACACCATTATCGGTGATCTCGATCTTCCCCGGCGAGCACTCAATGGTAGTAACTCCCGTGTGATCGGAAACGCGAGGCGGCGGGAGCATGTCCCGTAATTCCCTAGTTATAGTCAGTGCGATTTCCTGGCGGTCAATCTTGCTCATTATTCCACCTCCATAGCCGATGGTGTGACACCGATCTGCCCCTGATAATGTGAACCCAACCCATTGGTGCCGTACGGCATACTGGCCGGCCTATCCAAGTCCTCGAAAGCAATCTGCGCAATCCTATCCCCCGGATGAAGAATGGCGGCCTTACTGGAATGCAAGTTGGCGATCTCCAGGGTCACGTTTCCCTGGAATCCTGGGTCAATGTATCCCGCGGACACGTGGACGAGAATTCCGCGTCGTGCCCATGAGGATTTGCCTTCCACCCTGGCCACTAGGTCGGCGGGCACGCTGACTTTCTCCTGCGTGGACGCGAGAATAAACTCGCCAGGCAGTAGCTCGTAACCATTCTCGTTAATGGTGACATTCTCGTCACCGTGACGGTAGGCGATAATGTTTTCGTCCAATCGCACCTCTACTGACGCCGGCTGAATAGACAGCGGCTTGCGCCAGTCGGAGATGAGTTCGCCCCAATCGATTCTGCGTCGGAGAGTAAAATCACTCAGCGTAGCCATTGCGGTATCCACCTGTCTTCGTTTGCCTTGATCATATGGACCGTGTAACCTTTATCGCATAGTATTGCTTTGGCTTCGAGGGCAAGAGCGGCCCTCTCTCCCGGGATGATTCCTACCGTGTCTTTATTGCGATCCGACAGTACGATCGCGCAGACGTACACATCATCGTCCGATGAGTCGCTGTAAGTGAGCACATACCCGCCTATCTCATTCGAATATGTGCATCTAGTAAAAGTAACTCTTTCTTCCTGCCACGAACGCAAAGCAAATGTTACTTTCTGAACATGTCGCACGGTACGCATAAGTTCACGGATCGTGGTGGACGGATCGATAGCATAACTCCTGATAGTGAAGTTACAGTCGATGGCATGCATAAACGCAGCCGCACCCCACAGTTCACCACATTTCGCCAAATCGACGAAAGCAATATTAATAATATTCTCCATAATACTCACGCTTCCGGAATGTAGTTGTTAAGGTGGTCGTACGAAATGGCGGACATGAAGTCTGTGAGCCGGTCTCGAACTTCCCTGGCGTGCCCATCCGGTGCGAGCTGTCTATCGATAGTGTCCCAGTAGACGTTTCGCAGAATTGCGATAACCGTCTGGCCTCCTTGCTCGGCGACGAGTTCACGAAGATACCACGCCGCCTTTCCCATATCAACATTCTCGTCAGCACCATTCTTGTGACCAGCCTTGAAAATATACTTCAAAGCACTGCCGGTCAGATAGTCTTTGTCGCGAATGAAAGTGATGGGCTCAGGGTCGAGGGTCGCATAGTGTGACTGGTGACTTACCTCGTTCTCGCACACATCATTCTCGGCACACTCACTATTCTTCTCTGTGACATAGATAGTGTCGTCGCAGAGAGTCAACTCACAGCACTGTTCGTCGAACGTGAGAAACGCTTCCCCGCCATTCTCATCCTCATACCAAATACACCATTCGCCAGTGAAATACCGACAAACCTTTCTGACGGGCGCATAATAGCTGCCAGAAACGCAAAAGAAAACCGGATCGTTGACGAACTTCAACTCGCAGCCAGGATCGGACTTATGTCTGCCGATACGCCGCCAATACCAACTATCACGCTTCTGCTCCAGAGAAACGTAGCGCCGGCTCCAACAGTCCACTCGCCATCCACTGAAAGAATTGCGGCGGACGTGCACCTCCCAGAAACCATCATGCGACACTACCTTCGAAACATACTCATACACGCCATTCGGGTAGTAAATCTTCTCACACCCATCATCTACAGGTGACACTACATAATCTCCTCTCTCCGTCTGGGTAATCGAATACTTGCCGTATTTGAAATAGTGTCTACGCTCTACACCGCCATGAATAGAATCGAAACCAATCCCCTTGTCGTCGCCGGTTTGCGCTACGACTCTCTCTCTACTACCGTCCGGCAAGTACAGCCAAACCGTTCTCAAAAACACCGTGTCCATAGCCGTTCCTTACTATTTCAGTTGCCGAGAGTGCCAACCGTGGCAAAGTAAGCGAAAAATACTTGGAGCCACCAAAAAGCACGCCACGCCAGAGACAGTCCGATAGCACCGACGATGAGGGCGACTGCACCCATTGCCATGCCTTCGCCCGTGGACCGCGGCTTGCGAAGCCATGCCACGAAACGATTCGTGGGGCGCGGCGGCACCATCACACTGAGCGGCACAGACCATGTGGGGGGCGTCGGGGCGGGCCGAGGTGGGAGCGGCGGAGGAGGAGGAGGAGGTGGCGTAGGCGCACTAGCCGCGGGCGGAGGAGGAG